AAAGGAGGTGAAAAAAATAAATGGGTTTTCGAGATTATGTAAATGAAACCAGGGCAGCAACGGCGGGAATCATCGCAACGAATTACTCAGGTGATTTAAGCGGGTTTGATGCATTAACTTTATTTAACTATACATCGGCAACGGGTATGGATGTAAACGAAAAGACCGCATTAGAAACAACAGCCGTTAGTGCTGCCGTTAGGATCATTTCAGAGGCGATTGCATCATTGCCGTTCAATATGTATCAAAAAGTAAAAGGCGGCGGTAGAGAGGTTGCAGAGAAGCATCCAGTACATGCCCTTTTACACGATTCACCAAATCCATACATGACATCGAGTGTCTTTTGGGAAACCTTTGTTTCTCATATTCTCTTATGGGGCAACGCATACGCGGAAATAGAATGGGGTCCAGATGGCCAGGTTAAAAATCTATGGTTGTTAAGGCCTGATATGACCAGACCGTTAGTTGATACAAACGGATCGTTATACTATCAAACAACCGCCATCGATACGACTTTCAATTTACCATACTACAAAGTTTTACATGTTATGGGATTAGGATTTGACGGTTTGATGGGTTATTCTCCTATTCGTTTATACCGTGAAGCGATTGGACTATCTAAAGCGACTGAAAAGTATGGAGCGAGATTTTTCGGGAACGGCGCGAAACCTGGTGGAGTTCTTGAACATCCTTCAAATCTATCTAAGCCCGCCGCCGATAGGTTGCGTGATGGTTGGAATCAAATGCATAGTGGTTTGGATAATAGCCATCGGATAGCAATTTTGGAAGAAGGTTTAACTTATAAACAAATTGGTTTACCGCCAGAAGACAGCCAATTCTTACAAACTAGGAAATTCCAAATTGCCGAGATTTCAAGGATATTTAGAGTGCCATTACACATGTTATCCGAACTGGACAGAAGTACAAACAACAACATTGAACAACAATCGATGGAGTTTTTAACTTACACTATTAATCCGTGGATCGTAAAACTAGAACAAGCTGTTAACCTTAAACTTTTATTGCCGAATGAGCGTAAAAAGTATTATTCACAACATGAGGTTGATTTGCTTTTAAAAGTTGATACACAGGCAAGGTATTCAGCCTATCAAATAGGCCGTCAAAACGGTTGGTTAAGCGCTAATGATATACGGTCAAAAGAAGGATTAAACCCTATAACGGATGACCAGGGCGGGGATGCATATATGGTAAATACCGCAATGCAGCCTGTTAAAAATTTGATGGCTCAACCAATCGAACCGCCTGTTGAAGGAGGTGATAACGATAATGAAAAAGAACAAGCACCAAATAACAATCAACAACCTGGAAATGAGAACAACCCAGGGGAATGACGGGCAAGAACAACCCGTTATTAATGGATATGCAGCCGTTTATAATTCCGAATCTGATATGTTGTATGGTTTTTTCCGTGAGGTTATTCGGCCAGGTGCATTCGATAATAGTCTTGGTAACGATGTTCGCGCATTGTGGAACCATGATTCAGCCTATGTTTTAGGCCGTACAACGGCGGGAACATTAAACATCCGAAGTGATGCGAAGGGACTTTATTTTGAAGTTATGCCGCCCGATACACAATGGGCAAATGATTTATGTACAAGCATTCAACGCGGTGACATCAATCAAATGTCATTCGGCTTTATGGTGAATCAAGACAATTGGGAATCGTTAGAAGATGGGACCGAAATGCGCGAATTATTAGATGTTGATTTGCAAGAGGTTTCCGTTGTCACCTTTCCAGCCTATCAAGCTACAAGCGCGGGTATGCGTTCGCTAGATTCAGAGGATAGCGAGGTAAAAGAACGAATGGAAAAACGTAAAAAGCAAGAGGTTTCCGAGCCAGATAAACGATTCGTTGATTATTTAAAAATGATTAATGAGTTTGATTCTAGGGCGGGAAAAGGACCACAAGCCAAGACAGATGATGCTGATGATGAATCATTGGATACAGATGGCGACCCAGACTATGACAGCGATGAAGACGGCAACGCCAAACAAAAGAAACGTGCAAAAGCGGTCGATGATGCAGACGGTGGGGAAGAAGAAGACCCAGGAACCGAAGCGGACGACCCGAATAACGAAGATACAACCGACGACGATGAGGGCGACGAGTCCGATGCAGATGGAAAGCCGAAACAAAAACGTTCTAAGCAGCAACCCCCATTTAATCCGTGGGGATAAATATATAAATACTTTACTATAATTGGAGGTTTACAGATGGCACATTTTCAAGATTCTATCGAAATGCGTAGAAAACGCGCTAATGTTGTAACAAAAATGAATGAACTAATGGACCGAGTAAAAGAGGAAAAGCGTTCATTAGGTAAAGACGAGGAACAACAATGGGACCGCATGGTTAAAGAGGAAGAAGAATTGCGTTCCACTATCGACAAGCTAGAAAAACTAGAGGATGCAAATAAATCTCTAGAAGGCCATGAAAACCGTTTTGCTGCCTATCAAAAAGAAGATATGGAGCAAGGTAAAAAAGGTCAAGAATACCGTGATGTATTCAAAAAATGGATCATGGGCGGAACTGAAATGCTAGGACAAGAAGAACGCTCAATTCTTTTTGCTAACCGTTCACAAGATCAAGAAACACGGGCATTATCAGTCGGCACAAACACAGCAGGCGGATACACAGTACCGCAAGGATTCTATGACAGCCTAATTGAAGCGATGAAATGGTTTGGCGGCGTTCGTGATGTTGCGAATGTATTTTCAACAGACTCAGGCAATGCGCTACCAATTCCAACTGTAAACGATACAGCTAACGTTGGCGCGATCCTTGCAGAAAATGCCGCAGCATCTAACCTAGATGTTCCGTTTGGACAAACTATCCTAAATGCTTATAAATACACTTCCAATATCGTTCTAGTTTCTATGGAACTGTTACAGGATTCAGCGTTTGATATTGAACAATATTTAGCTAAAGCATTAGGAACAAGAATTGCCCGTATTAACAACACACATTTTACTACTGGTACAGGATCATCCCAACCACAAGGCGTTGTAACAGGTGCGGCCCTTGGAAAAACAGGTTTGACAGGACAAACAACATCCGTTATTTTCGATGACATTGTTGACCTAGAACACAGTGTTGATATTGCATATCGTAACAATGCAAAATTCATGATGCACGATAGCACATTAAAGGCACTTAAAAAATTAAAAGATTCCCAAGGCCGTCCATTGTTCTTGCCTGGTATTGCCTACAAAGAGCCAGATTCCCTAAATGGTTTCAGCTATGTTGTAAACAACGACATGCCTGTAATGGCTGCCAATGCAAAATCGATCCTATTTGGAGACTTCTCTAATTATTGGGTTCGTGATGTTAAGGCCGTTCAAGTCGTTAGGTTCAATGAAAAATTCATGGATTCAGGTCAAGTTGGATTCGTTGCATTCAGCCGTGCAGATGGTAAATTGGTTGATGCAGGAAACCATCCGATTGCTTACTATGCCAACAGTGCAACCTAATAAAATTAAAAGAGAGGCGGCCTTTTTTGGTTGCCTCTTTTTTTATTAGAAAGAAGGTGTTTTATATTGCCTAAAATTAGATTAAAGACATCGATGGCAGGACTTAATTTTTCGTATGCGTATGACGATGAAATAGAAGTTCGGGAGGATGTTGCGGATGCGTGGATTGGCGCGGGTATTGCTGAATTGGTGGAGGAAGTTAAGCCGACAAAAAAAGCCGCCTTGAAAAAGGATGATTCTAAATGAGTATTAACCTAAATGATAATGCGTTGACTGATTTAGCGACGACAAAATCCTTTTTAAAAGTAACCACGACAACCGATGACGACATTATATCCATCCTAATTAATGCATGTTCGACAGCTATTGAAAACTATTGCCGCCGTTCATTTTATCAGCAAGTATACACGAATGATATGTATGATGGTAACGGGACGAAATGGTTAAATCTAAAAAATTACCCAGTTCAATCAGTTTCTCAGGTACAAGTGAACGGCGTAACAATTGACCCCGCTAACTATGTTATCAAGAACGAAACGGGGGTTTTATGCCGAATTGGGCCTTATCCTAATACATTCACAGGGCTATCAATTAGCCGTTTCTCGTCTTTATGGAATCAAGGCGATTATAACATTGCGGTATCTTATACGGCAGGATTTGCAACCATTCCCGACGATTTGGCCCATGCTTGCCGAGTGTATGTGAAATCAATTTATAATTCAGATGTTGCGAATTTCAGCACAACCTTTTCCGACGGTTTTGTATTTAAAGCGGATGCGATGCCAACCCAGGTTAGACTAATGTTGGCCCCTTATGCAGATACAAGCGGGGGAATAAGATAATGGCCGGGAATCAACTACAAGCAAACCTACAAGTTGATGTAAATACCATTATATCGCCAGAATTACAGCATTTAATGAGGAATAACCAGGATTTGGCCCCAAAATGGATGAAATATGGATTGCGGGCCATTACAACCGAGGGTGCGAAACAAGTCAGAGCACAAATAAGATCCGATGGATTGGTTAAATCCGGAACGTATGCTAAAAGTGTCCGGGGGTCAACTACCAATACAAAATCGGTTGTGGGTTCCCGTTCTTATATTGCTAACATCCTGGAAAATGGTGCAAAACCGCATACTATAAGGCCGAAAGCCGATAATCCGAATCATCAATTGCGGTTAATGGGCGGCCGATGGGTTTCACAAGTTCATCATCCAGGTTTAAAAGCATATAGGCCATTCGATACCGTTTGGGAACGGATGCAATCCGATAATTTGCCGCAAACATTGTTTGCCCAGGGATTTTGGAAAGCGTATAACGAGGTGAGTAGATAATGCCCGTTGATTTAAATAACATGGCGGCCCAAATACAAACAGTTTTGGCGGGCGTTTCCGGCATTGTTGCAGCATTTGACTATGAGCCGCAAAACATGCCACAATTACCCGCCGCAACCTTGTTTTTTGATGGGTTTACCGAAAACGAGGAAACTATTGGCCGTTTACAATATGATTGGAATTGGAAGATCCGCATTTACGTTTCATTGAACGCAGCCGGATCCGATATACACGTGCCGCAAGTAACTATCCGGCAATTGACAACCGATTCGTTAAAAGCATTGCGGGCCAATTTACAATTAAACGGAACATGTATGTACAATTCCGTTTCATCCGGCGATGTTATAACGATTTTGGATCAAAACAACCCAATGATAGTTAGCGAGTTAACTATGAAAGCAACAACCCAGGAATCTAGATAGGGGGGTTTTTAAATGATTTTTATTGGAGAATGCGAAAAAGAAATTGTTGGTTTCGGCGTTTATAAGCCAGGTGACGAAACCGATTATGACGAAATCTTATTCGCAACCGGATTATTCAAGATGAAAGAAACCAAAGGGGGAATTAAATAATGGCTATTGGAGCATTATCACATGTCGGAATGGCAAAAGAAACCACATTTGGAACGCCAGTTGCCGCAACGGATTATGTCCGTTTTGCATCCGAAACTATTAACCAATCTATTGAACAAGTGAAATCCGACGTTAACAACGGGGTTGTTGATGAAGCCCCATACTACCAGGGAATGACAACCATTGCGGGGGATGTTTCTTTTGATGTTTACCCGAATATAGTTGGAAACTTTTTGCGATCAGCAGTGGGCGCGCCAGTTAGCACAATCCAGGGTGCGGGGCCTGCTTATCAGCACGTTTTCACACCATCGCAAGCAAACTTTGCAACAAATGCAGCATTACCAAGTTACACGCTAGAGGTAAACCGCGATTTGGGATCCGCGAACGCTTTTCAATACACAGGAGCGATTGCAAACGAATTAGATTTCAATTTTGGTGTGGATAAAAAGATTTTAACTTGTAAAGCTGCAATGTTGGCCAAATCATACACAAATATCACAAAAACAACGCCGACATTTGATGTTCAAGACGCATTCACCTGGAATATGGCAACCGTAACGTTAAATAGTGTTGTAAATACAAACGTTTCATCCGTTGAAATCGGCGTTAAAAACTCATTAGATGCCCGTCCGACATTAGACGGAACAAGGAATATTAACCGTATTTTACGCAACGGAAAAAGGACATTCCCGGTTAAATTAACCATTGAACTGCAAGATTTAACCGAATTTAACCTATTTGTTGCTCAAAATGAGGTTCCTTTACAAGTTAAATTAGTTGGGGCAGTAATCGCGACAACTTACAATTACACGTTCCAATTGGATGCAACGAAATTCCATTTTAACGCATTCCCGATAAATGTAAGCGGCGCGGGCGTTGTTACGGCCGTTTTAGATGGATGGTGCGAATACGATCCGGCGGCAGCATGCGCGGCAAAATTCACTTTAATTAACAATAAAACAGCTTATTAAAATACGAACGTTCGAAACAACCGGCATAAAATAATATTCGGATTTGAAAGGGGAAAAATAATATGTTATTTGCTAAAAACAAACCAACCGAACAAATTAAATTAGGCGGCGAGGATTACGTAGAATTACAACATCTTTCTAAAGGTATTTTAGACGAAATCAAAGGCCGTACTATTTCAGCGTTTGCCGATGCGGGGCCAAATGCGATCCGCGCCATTCAAAACGCAAAAACCGACGACGATATTCCCGCCGAGTTAATCGGATCATCAGGCAAAATGTTAGAAATTCAACATTATAAGGTTTCGAAAGCAATTATTAAATGGAGTTCGCCGGAACCAATAACCGAACAAACGGTTAAAGAATTAGATGAATCTGTTTTTATGAAAATCCTTGCTAAAGTTGATTCTATGAATCAATTAACAGAGGTTGAAAGAAAAAACTAATATCCGCCGTTTCTCAAATGATGGGAAACGGCAGATATTCCAACGAATTCGTAAAGGTTTTTAATATGTGTAAAGAATTTCATTGTTTGCCATTTGATGGCGGTTATTTTGACCAACCAGGCCGATGGATTGAAGCGTTTGAACTAATTCAATCCATCATAAATCAATACAACGCAAACCAACCAAAATAGAATAGGGGGTGAGTGAATGGCGGGAAGAAATACGGTTGAAATTATCCTATCCGCAAGGGATCAGGCATCCGATGCAGTCCGCGAAGCATTTGGAACCATGAACGAAAGTAGTAACAAGTTTGTTGGCGGCCTATTGAGCGCAAAAACATTAATTGCCGGCGCGATTGCAACCATTGGGGGCTATATCGCAAAAACGGGTATTGATTACAATCAAATGGTAGAAAATTCAACCGTTGCATGGACAACGTTGCTAGGTTCCCAGGAAAAAGCGAAAAAACAAATACAAGATATTGCGACATTTGCCAAAAACACGCAATTTGACACCGAGGGCGTTGATGCGATGGCCAAATACTTAAACAACGCGGGTTATGCGGGTCAAGATTTATTTGACCAATTGACCAGGGTTGCGGATGTGTCAGGGGCGTTTAATATTACGGCCGATAATGCGAAAGAAATGGTTCGCCAAATGTCACAGGTTGACCAGGCACAAGTAGCATATACGGCGGATTTAGATATACTTCAAAACCAAGGTATTCCAATATTCAAGGCAATTGCGGCGGAATTGCATACAAACGTTGGGGCCGTTCGTAAAATGGCATCAGAGGGCAAAATTTCGGCCGATATTTACAATAAAGCATTCGATAGTGTCGCCGATTCCGTTAAGGGATCAAGTGCAAAACAGGCGGCAACCTTTACGGGTATGATGTCTACCTTGAAAGATGATTGGTCTATTTTAGCGGGCCAATTATCCAAACCATTGTTCGAAACGATGGAAAAAGGGTTAAGGGCATTTATGCCGATAATGGACGCATTGCCAGCATTAGCGAAAGGCGATATGGATTCTGTTTATGCTTCTTTGAATGGAGCATTCGGGCCAGGTGTAACAAAAACCATTAAGGATTTTTTCCAGGGTGCAAAAGAAGGATTTACAAACGGTTTCGGGCCGATGCAAACGGGTATTGGAACATTCGGCGCGGCCGTTGGAAATACATTTTATACGATCCAAACCACGATTAAAAAAGTTATCGGCGATATTAAACCCGCATTAGAGGCCGTCTTTGATATTATGCAAGGCAAAAACATCCAGGCCGTAGAAATATTAACCAAATTAGGGTTAAGTGGCCCCGCTATAAAAATGATACTTGATACCTTAATCACGTTAAAAACAAACATTGTCGGTTATTTTAACGATGTTGTTAACTTCTATACGGGATTATTCAAAGGTAAAGGGAATATTGCCGATTCATTCATATCTATGTTCAATACCGTGAAAGCCATCGCGATGCCGATTTTACAGGATATTGTTAAATTCATTGGCGATCAATTTTCTCAAATTGTAAAATTTTGGAATCAATACGGCGGGCAGATTACCCAGGCCGTCCAAAACTTTTTTGCCGTTTTAGCAACCATTTTTAAAGTCTTAGCCCCTGTTTTACTTTTTATTATTCAATCCGTATGGGATAACATCAAGGGCGTTATCGAAGGGGCCATAAAAATTATCCAGGGCGTTATCCTAGTTTTTACCGCCATATTTACAGGCAATTGGGGCCTATTATGGACGGGTATCAAGGATATTTTAAGCGGCGCGGTTGAGGCGATTTGGAACATTATCAATTTGATGTTTATCGGCAAAGTGCTAAAAGGAGTCGGCGGGTTTTTCGGTTTAATCAAGGAACTATTTTCGGGCGGTTGGTCAGAAATAACAAGCGGTTTGCGGTTATTCGTTGATGACGTGGGAACATGGTTTGCGAAAATAGTTGACCAAGGAAAAGCAAAATTTGGAGAATTAATCGATGCAGCCAAAAACATTCCACAAGGAATCGCAAACGGCATTTCCGATGGTATCCATTGGGTAACAGACGGAATTATGGGCCTAGCAAATGAATTATTAAAACAATTCAAGAAAACATTGGGCATTAATTCTCCTTCAAAAGTTTTCTATGAAATGGGCGGCCATATTCTAGACGGTTTAATTAACGGTTTATCGAGTGGTAATTTACTAGATTTAGGGAAGTCGGTTTTTAAAGATTTCGGCGGCGGAATTATGAATACAGTTGATAAAATTAAGGGGTTTGTATCGGGCGCATTTGGCGGCGGCAGCGTATCGGGGAATGTAACAACATGGCTACAATCCGCAATGGCGGCAACGGGCGTTCCTTCTTCATGGTTGGGGCCATTATCAACGATGGTTCAACATGAATCGGGCGGCGATCCAAGCGCAATAAACAATTGGGATTCTAATGCGAAAGCGGGCCATCCGTCACAAGGATTAATGCAGCTTATACCGTCCACAATGGCGGCCTATGCCATGCCAGGAATGACCAACATACTAAACCCTATTCAAAATGCTATTGCGGGGATCCGCTATATTCAAGCGCGTTACGGGAATATCTTTAACGTTCCAGGGATCAAAAATATGATGAATGGCGGCGGTTATGTTGGTTATGCAGCCGGAACGGATTTTGCCCCAGGTGGGCTAGCTATGGTTGGAGAAAACGGCCCCGAATTAATGTATGTTCCTAGAGGTTCGCAGATTAAAACCAATAGTGAAACAAATAAGTTATTAGGCGGAAGTCACAAAACATACAACGTAACCGTTAATACATTAACCGCCGATATGAACGAAAGTGATTTAGTTCGCGCGCTGCAAAGAATGGAGAGATTGAACCATGTCTAAAGAATATATATCTTTCATTGATTCAAGCGGCGTGGAACATGATTTATCCGGTTCCGCGAATATTGATGTTGCATTAGGAGCAACCGGGCGTTTTATGCCCCAATTCGATATTACCGACCAACAAGTTCCACTATTGCCGGGTTCCGTTTTGCGCAACATTGCAGTTAAATCGCGTGAGATTGATTTGCCTATTGAAATAACCGCGTTGTCGACATCCGATTTAAGAAATGTTTTGCGGAATACATTGAATTGGTTCAATCCATTAAAAGGCGATGGACAACTAAAAGTTGTCGCCGAAGATGGAACGACCAGGTTGTTAAATTGTCGTTATCAATCGGGCTTAGAGGTGCAAGAAACCGGGATGACCTGGATTAAATCAACGTTAGTTTTAAAGGCATTCGATCCGTTTTGGTATGATGCGAATCCGGTTATAACTACATACACAACCGGAACGCCGCCAACGTTTTTCCCGATGTTGCCGTTAAAATTAACATCATCAACCGTCTTTTCGGGGGCAACCGTAACAAATAACGGCGATGTTGAAACATGGCCAATATGGACAATCATGGGGCCAGGTGACACTATTTATTTAAACAACCTAACAACCGGTGATTCACTAAATATTAACTATTCGTTGGGCGTTGGTGAATATATAACAGTGGACACAAGGCCAGGATTTAAAAGCATTACGAAAAACGATGGAACCAATTTATTTTCCTATATGGCTAACGGTTCAAGTTTATGGAATTTCATTCAGGGGGCAAACAACATTCAAATCCAAATGCAGAATGCAACGACCCAATCAGCCGTCCAATTAGTCTATACAAATCGATATTGGGGGGCTTGATTAATGTTGAAATATCAAATTTATGTTCGCGATGTTAATTTGAATAGAGTTGCGCAAATCGACGATTATCAAAAGTTGGAAATGAAACCACAATTCAACGCGGTTGGGGCGTTTACCCTTGCTATGTCCATGAATAGTAATGCGGCCTTTTATATAACACAGCCAGGCGCGGGAATTATTGTTGTTCGGAATGGCACAACGATTTTTTCCGGCCCCGTTCATCAAAAGGAACGTAAATGGACGGCACAAAGTGATGATTTAACCATATCCGGTTATGATGATAATTATATTTTACAAACTAAATTGGCTTATCCGGTTCCAGGTGGGCCGCCGTATACATCAACGGATTACGATGTCCGGACAGGCCCGGCGGAAACGATCATGAAACAATATATTAACGCCAATATTGGTTCCGGCGCATCATCCAACCGAAAAATCAGTATAACCACGGATACAGATTTAGGGCGTGGAACATCTATAACAGGCCGGGCGCGTTTTGATACATTACTAGCGTTATGCGGTTCATTGGCGTTACAAGGCGGCGGATTAGGGTTTAAGGTTATCCAGGTTGGAAACGGGTTACAATTCCAGGTTTACCAACCAACCGATAAATCGCAAAGCGTTGTTTTTTCGCCGTTGTTGGGTAATTTACTAGATTTCGATTATACCGAGCAAAGCCCGGACGCGAACTATATTATCGCCGCCGGAACCGGAGAAGGGACCGCGCGGATTATTACGGAATCCGGCGATAGTGATTCCGTTTCGATGTATGGCCGGGTTGAGGAATTTTTAAATCAAAACAATACATCATCCACAACCGAATTAAGCCAGGCCATAACGGAAGAATTGGCAAATAAGTCGTTTTCAACAAGTTTAACCATAACGCCGATTGACACAAATACAATGGCATTCATGCAAAACTATAATTTAGGTGACATTGTTTCGGTTGTTTTAACGCAACCAGGGCAAACAGGGGATCAAATAAACCAAAATGTTATGGATGTTATTTCGGATGTAGTCAGACAAATAACGATTACCGTTGATGAAAAAGGCGAGGTGATAACGCCGCTAATCGGAACGGCGGACGCTGCTAATAAATCAACGTTACGAATTTTTAGTTCAATGAAAACGATGAATAGACGATTAAGTAAATTAGAAAGGGTGTGAGCCGATGGCACAAACATATTTTCCGTTCGATAACGGATCCGGTTCAAACGTAACCGAATCAAGTTGGGGCCAAATGGCACAATTTTGGCTAAATACCGGAATTCTCAAAGCACAATTGAATGAATTGAATCCATTTGCGGATTCAACCGGAATGCAAGTGAAAGTTAATACCGGGATGGCCTGGATTCAAGGTTTTTTCTATAAAAATGATGCCCAGGTTATATTGCCGATTACAACGGCCCCAACATCAAACTCTAGGATTGACCGGATTGTTTTGCGCGTGGATTGGGCAGCAAATACGATCCAATTGGCCATATTAACGGGAACCGTTGCAGCAAGCCCAACGCCGCCGGCATTAACGCAAAATAGTTCCAAATGGGAAATTAGTTTGGCGCAAGTCGCGGTTGGAACCAACGTTGCAACCATTGCAGCCGGAAACATTACAGACGAAAGAATTTTTGCGAATTCCAATCCTTGCTTTTATTGTTTGGTGGATTCTGTGTCTTATCCAACGGCAAGCGCATTGCAACAATTAGGCGTTAATACAAGCGGAATAATAAAGGATTTAACGCTAAATGGTAACAATGTAAATGTAAATACAGCCGGAACATATTTAGTGGAAATTGACGCGTCCATTAGCGGATTAAATCAAAATATTTTATATGAATTGCTTATTAGGGCCTACAAAGATGGGGTATTGAATCAAGATTACAACCATTTTTCAAGGGGTATTAACGCAAGTGCGGGCGTAAACCTAGACCAAATATGGGCGCATAATAAAATTATGGTTTATATGCAAAAAGGCGGATATTTCCAATTTTTTATAAGAGTTGGAGAAGGCCCGCGAACCATTCAAGAATATTTTATCAATATTACCAGGATAGGCGATTAAAAAGGGGGGTGTTATTGTGGCACAAATAGTATGGGCCTTGTACAAGATGGTTCCCAATGCAAATAATGATAATACCGAGGTTATTTTATACCCGGATGGCAGTTGGGAAATATCAAAATGGAATTTACAAGATCCGAAACCGTTAAACGCGGATGTTGAAAAATATTGGAACGATCATGGTTTGGATTATTCCAGGGAACAAAAGATTAAACAATTGGAACAACAATGCGATGCTGCTATTTTGGGCGGTTTCGATTCGTATGCGTTGGGGGTTAAACATACCTATCAATCTATGTTAATCGATGAGGTATGGTTCAATTCTACATTGCATCGATTCAATATCGATCCTAATTTTACAACAGTTCAATATAAAACGGTTGATGCCGGATATTTACCGCATAATAAAATTCAGTTTCAGCAAGTTTTTATTGATGGACATACATGGGGCGATAATCAAATTGCTAAGTTAAATGGCAAAAAAAACGATGTTGCAAATGCCCAGGACGAACCGACATTGGATGCGATAACATGGTAAAAAAATATATTTGGAATGTATTGATAGCCATCGACCAATTGGCGAATACATTATTGTTTTTCGGAGATCCGCAAGAAACAATTTCGTCCAGGTTGGGAAAACATTTGGCCAATCATGATAAATGCCCCGTATGCAATTTATTATGTAAATTTTTAAATCTTTTTCAAAAAGATCATTGCATTAAAGCCATTGAACCAGACCAGGGCAGCGATGCAATTTTTAAGGGGTGAATTAATTGAAACAATTCACGATAAATGTTGATATAAAAGATAAAATTGTGGGCAACAATGACGAAAAACCCTTATATAACCAAGGTGATATAAATACCGCGATTTTAAATATAAATATAACCCAAGATGAAACCGTCTATAATTTAACCAATTCGACGGTTTCTTTATTTTTTCAAAAAGATGACGGAACCATCGTTTATCAGGATACAACAAGCGGTTTGACTATAACAGATATGGTTAATGGGAAAATTAGTGTTTCCTTAAATACACAAACTTTAACTTATCCAGGCAAGGTAAAAGGCGCGGTTAAAATTCAAAACGGAACGACCACAATTGAAACACAACCGTTTTACTTTTATGTACAAAAATCATTAACAAGTGAACAAGCATTGCAAAGTGATAATTCATTATCGCCATTGTTGGGTACAGCTACATTGACAACAACGGCCAAAGATATTAAAGGTGGAATTAATGAAGTTAATGCACAATTGGCGCAAAATACGTCGCGAATAGGTAACGCATGGGTAGATGCGAAAGTGGATTATATAGCTCAAGGTGATGGAGTAACGGATGATACAACTGCCATTCAAAATGCTATTAATAAAGCTATTCTAAATGGTGGTGGAACGGTTTATTTACCTAAAGGCACTTATCTTACCAATGAAATTTCGGTACCGCCTAATGTTATATTGAATGGTGCCGGTGAAAATGTAACAATTTTAAAATTAAATAACGGTAGAAATAAAGATTTCATTACATTTAATCAAGCATCCTATTCTGGTGTTACTAATATGACGATTGATGCTAATAAAGCAAATAATAGTAATGGTAATGCCGTTACAATTACAAATACTAATCAACCGGGATTAGATTATCCGAGACAATTAAAGATCACTCACGTTGTTATAAAAAACGCTTCATTAAGTGGTATTTATATTAACGGTCAACCTTACCCTGTATGGATATCCCAATTGCGTTTTATCAAAATTGAAAGTTGTAATCAATATGGAATTTATAACTTTCATGGTACAGATAACGCTTTTTATGGAATAGATATAACCCTTTGTTTACAAGGAGCTGTTTTTCATCAATCAGGAGGAAGCAATATCTTTACAGGTGGAAAATGGTATAACAATGGTAATAATTTAGCTCAATCTTCTTATGCCACTCTTTATGAAAAATTCAGTTCACACAATTTTTATTCTAATATTGATATTCAAGATAACTATAATGATGGGGTTACATTGGAGGGTGCATACTATAGCGTTTTTAACAATGTCATTATAGATGCATGTGGTATTACAGGAAGTGCTAACTATCAGCAAACAGGATTGACAATGAAAAATGGTTCATATGGGGTTAAGTTCTCAGGAATTATCGGCAACTATTTAATGGGTTCTCGTCCTAACCAATGGCAAGGGGTCAGCGTTGACTATTCATCTTATGATATTTATTTGGATGTTTACATTGAGGATAAATATATCACAACTCCAATGAATATTAGTCCAAATTCAGCTAATGTCTACGTACATGGTAACTACGGTCATAAAAAACAAAACGGCATTACAGCTAATAGACCAGCCCCAGCTTATATAGGTCAACCATTTTTCGATACAACGTTAGGTAAACCAGTCTATGCTAAAACAGTACCTATTAAAGAAGCAGATACATTAAATGTAACTCATAGTGCAACAACTTCAGGCAATATAACAATTAATTTGAATGGTGCGAACACTGTTATAGCTGTTTCTGCTGGAGATTCTACAATCACAGTAGCTTCTAAAATAAGTGCAGGTTCTTATCCAAACTGGTACACACAATTAAGCGGTTCAACTGTAACATTTAATAAAATATCAACAGGAACAAATACTACACCAACTTTTACAGATACAGGTACGACAGGGGTAACTGCTACTTTTACTATAACAACTGCTGGGCAATCTGCTTCGTGGGTTGATGCTACAGGAGCAAGTGTATAAGACATACTTGGACAAAAGAGCGTCTTAATGTTTTTTGAAAAAATCCTGGTTCATTCCAGGGTTTTTTATTTTGAATATAGGTAGGTGTTAAGTTGAATGACAACTTTTTAGAGAAATTAGCGGATAGTTTCGATGACTTTAAAGAGCGATTAATAAGAATCGAGGAAAACGTAAAGGGGGTTCCCGAAATCAAGGCCGATGTCGAAGGATTAAAGATCCAGGGCGCACAAACAAGAGAATCAACGAAACAATCGCATAAGCGCATCGATGATTTGGAGAAAAAGAACGATGAACGGGAAAAAGAAGTAAAATGGTTAAAGCGTCAAATTGTTATAGGGTTCATAACTTTTGTTTTTGCGGTTTTGGCCGTTTTTGCAACAAAATAATATTAAGGGGGAATTTACATGGTAAACGCTATTGATTGCACAGGATTAAACCCAACACAAATAAGCAATCTTGCTAAACAAGGAATTAAATATGTCGGGCGTTATTTAAGCCGTTCAACCTGGAAAGGGTTATCTTTAGGCGAATTGGCCAATATCAAGGCGGCCGGAATGCAGATATTTAGCATCTATGAAACAAACCCAACATCAGCAAGTTATTTTTCAGCAGCTAAAGGGGCAGCAGATGCAGCAGATGCCGTTAATCTTGCAAAATCGGTTGGGCAGCCGGAAGGAACCGCAATTTATTTTACGGTGGATTATGATGCCCAGGCCGGAGATTTGGCCAACATCTTATCCTATTTCAAGGCGATCCGTGCAAATCTAGGAAACTACAAAATTGGCGCGTATGGATCATTTACCGTTCTTAATTATTTGCAGCAAAACAACGCGGCGGATTATTGGTTTCAAACGGTTGCATGGAGCCACGGGCAGCATTGTAGCTTTTTAAACATCTTTCAATACCAAATTGATAAAACAAATTGGAATGGAACCGGGGCTAATGTTGATTTGGATAACCTGGAAAAAAATGATATTGGAGCGTGGGGTCAAGTGGAAAATGTAACTATTGTTGATGTTCCTAACAGCGAATACGTAGGTAAAACACTTACAAGCAAAGTCGATGGATTATGGTATTACAATACGCCAAAATGGGATACTTGCGATGGAACAAGTAATAAAGGCGATTCATGGGTTATTACAAAAGAAATTATGTGTAATGGCGGACGGATGGTTCAATGTCATGATGGCAAATATAGAACCGCAAGCCCGCAATATGTTGATGTAAATCCAAAACCATCGGATTGGCCATATTCTGTTAACATTGAAGGAATTACATTGAAACAGGCACAAGAAATCGTTATTTACATTGGCGAAAATTATAAAAATGCAAATGCCGTTGGCGTTGCAAAATAGGGAGGAAAAGGCATGAAACAATGGTATCTTTCCAAAACGGTATGGGTTAACTTAATCGCGTTGATTGGCGTTGCGTTGGAAACCACAACCGGAAAAGAAATCATCGATCCGGCGGCCCAGGGCGTTATCTTAACAGTTATCAACCTGGTATTACGTTTCGTTACCAAACAAGGCATAACATTCAAAACAATTGAGGGCATTATTAAACCGGATGCAGCAGCCCCTATTGAGCCGATAGAAGCCCCGGTTGGGATTATACCAACCGAGATAGAAACGCCGCAAGCAGCCCCGGCAGCAGCCCCAACGCAACCGGATCCGGCCCAGGTCCAACAAACAACGGATCCATCCGGAACGACAGCTGCAAAATAAAATGTCTAAAGGTGTCGAAAATATTCGGCATCTTTTTTTATATTATCTATGTACATTTAGTTACATTAGAGTTATATTATATATGCAAGGCCAATTAAATAAAACATTGTAAAACAACCTATCAAAAGGATCCGGCGAATGGACGAGAAATAAACCGGGCAATGTTTAAAAGGGGCGAATAAAATGATAATGAGGGATAGAACCAAAAGCGAATTTGATTGGTCATCATGTAAGAATACAGACAAAGGCAGCCTTTTAGAAATTCACGTTTGTGATCCTGGTAACGGTTGGGAACATTTTAATAAAAAAGCTTCAGAAAAAGCAACGTATAAACAATTATATGATGCTGCCAGGATGATAGCGGATAAGCTAACGAAACAGAAAAAAGAATATATAATTTCGGGTTGGTTATCCGGTGATTTAAAATTTCAACATAGGAGTAAATTATTTTCTAATTAAAAACCGGGGTCGGATCCATTCCGGCCCATCGGTTAAAAAGGGAGAATGAGAACATGAAACAACCAAACCCGCCAACATTGGCGAAACCTAGAATTGTAATTGAGTCGTTGGAAGTAAAAAAGCAATTGATTGAAATATCGGAGTTAACCGGGGAAACGTTGAAAGATGTAGTTGTTAGATTGGTAAACGGCGAATATGAAAAGAGGTGTAAATAATGGGTATTTTGGAATTTGGGGTTGCATTTTTCATTTTAATCGGTTTAGGAATGGCAATATTTAAAATCGCGGGTTTGGTGGAATAATAAAATAAAGCCCCGGAAATGGCGAACATTCCAGGGCCGGGGCAAAACATGGGCGCGCGTTAAACAGGCGTATTTAACAAGCTAATTGTATTATATGCAACCGCGCCAATTTAAACAATAGGGGTGTATCCATGATTGTATTGGCGGAAAGATTTAATCCTACTCTTTATTTAGGCAGCAACATAAGAATATTTTTGAAAACGGGCGGCCGTTTTAATGCCGTTGTCTTGTCTTGTTTTTCTAATTTTGTTAATTGCATCGATGGCGATGGATTGGAATTGACAATCAACATCCAGGATATTGATTTTGTTGTTGATTTGGGAAAGTATTTGGAAAAGGGGGAATTTGAATGAGTGCATATGTAAAAATACCAATGGCGGCGGCCGTTTTGAGCGCGTCTTTTTGGGCAACATGGTTATTACTTGAATACATGAGAAGGAGGTAAGGAGATGCATATTATCCACACGTTTATTGAATCTTATCAAAACGGATTTTATGAAATGCAAACGCCATTAGAAACGGCGGCGGCTTATTTAGGAAATATAGCTTATCACATAATAAATTTAAAATAATTTCGGATGCCTGGTATTGTGCCAGGCATTTTTTTTATGTAGCTACATAGTATGTTATCAGAATCATCTATTTACAAAACGTTTTAGAAAACAGAATCAACCATTTATATCAAATGCATTTGTCCAGGCCGAAACCATACCAACCGCGCCGTTTTAAAAATTTGTTAAGGGGTGGGGGAATGAGTGGAACGGAGTGGAAAGAATACGGGGGAGGGGAATATTATGAAAATATCGATCAATGGGAATTATTTATGTGATGCCAAAACAGACGCATTTTTTAAACAAATTGACCAAAATACTTATAATTCATTGGGCCAGGCGATCCAGGACAAATTGGCAAACGCCATTCATCAAACGGATTGGTATAATTATCAGCCGCAAAATTTTGATTTGGTTAAAAATTTTAATGATGTTCAAGCGCATTGCAACAATGATTTGCCTTGTTATATGGATTCATTAAATTGGGCCATCATGAACAAAAGCGAATTAACCGCCGATATTTATAAATTTATTGTCCATCGCGTTCATGTAGTGAAACAAGGATTTGCGGAAAATTTTTGGCCATCGGATCATATGCAGCATGTTTTGAATTTTATTGATTGGCATTTTATTTTAGATTGCGTTTCGTGGTTTATCTAAAAAAAGGGGGAATCATCATGTTTTCGACAGGCTTAATTATTTCCGCCGGGGGCGTTGTTGTTGCTGCTATTGTTGAGAAAATTGCGGATCAAACCGGGATCCATTGGTTAGGAACCGCAACCCGGTTAATTATTCCTTTAGTTGGTTTAGGGTTTGCTGCTTATTTTTTAACTCATAACCCAATGTTGAGGTGGTTAAGATGAATTTTCTTCAAACGTTAATGCATCGAAAAAAGTTAGTTAAAGTTTTTGACAATGCCGGGATATACAAAGAAATTGGCGAGGATAAGCGCCGCATATATCCAAAAATCCATCGGATCCAGGACAGAAAAAAAGCCATTCAATATGTTTTTTCGGTTCCGGTTGGTGTGGATCCGGGTTTGATGAAAAAGAAATTTTATGTTTTTGAACAAATTTTTGGGGAATCCATCGATTTGGATGGCGGATCCAAAACATTTGTTTTGTCCGTTAAAAAACCGCGGGATCCAAACGAAAATGATGATTTGGTATATTCCATTAACGAAATAAAAAAATCGTTACACGGGGCCAAATTGGGCGTTATATGCGGGGCAGATCCAAACGGAAATTTAATTTCGATTGATTTAACCGAACAACCGCATATTTTAATTGCGGGGGAAACCGGATCCGGAAAAAGTACGCAAATTCGATCCATCGTTACAACCTGGATTTTAACCAAACGGCCGAACGAATTGGAATTGTATATGGGCGATTGCAAAAAATCCGAATTCCATATTTTCAAGCGGGTTGAACATGTTAAATGCGTTCATACCAAACCAAAAGATATTGAACGGATGTTAAACAAAATCAAAGTTGAAATGGATAACCGATCCGATTTAACTGAAATGTACGAGGTTGGACATATTGACGACTTACCGCCGGAACATAAAAAGCCATATATCGTTGTTTGCATCGATGAATTTGTTTTGCTGCGAAACAACGATGACATTATGGCCGTTTTGATTGATATAGTTTGCGTTGGGCGAACATTGGGCGTTTTCGTTTTGCTATCGATGCAGCGGCCAAATGCGAAAACCTTAGATACAACTATCCGTTCACAATGTACCGTTTCAATGGGGTTCCAATTGCGGGATAAAATAGAATCGAACATGGTTAACACACCAGGCGCGGAAAAGATTGAGGATTCCGGATATTTCATCATGAATGCAAAAAAGATCCAAAGTTTACAGGCCCCATATTTGAAAATGGATAAGGCGAAGGAATTATTAAACCCTTTTTACGTGATGAAAAACCCGGTCAAAAATGTTTCGGATCCGCCGCCGCCGGAACCGAAGCAAATAACCGAAGGGGATGTTTTCAACGATGTTAAAACCCAGGGATAAAAAAATTATTGATGCCTTGAATAAATTTCGTGTGATGGATAGGGATTCCATAGGGGAGTTATTTTTTAGCAGCTTAAAAAACCCTAATTTGGCCGCCAACAATGTTTTGCTGCGATTATACCGCGATGGGTTAATTGAACGATCAACAATGTTTAATCCATTTGTTTATTTCGGCCCGGAAACGAAAATTAAAAAAGATTCAGCAAAAATTAATCATTTTTTAGCAATCTTGAACGTTTACAAAAATGTTGATAAATTGGGCAACATGGACGCGTTTTTGGTTGAACCTAAATACATGAAAAAAGGCGGACCGGAACCGGATATATATTGTGAATACCGTAAAACCCGGTTTTTTATAGAGGTTCAAAGAACCGTTTATTCTGAAAAACAAATGGATGATAAATTGGGCCGTTATAAGGATTTATATGAATCCAGCATCATGAGGCAACCGTTTCCGCATATTCTGATATTATCGGATTATCATTATGGCATCGATGCCGACGATTATCCTTTTAAGATATTCCAGGCGGAAAATTTTAATAAATTTGTGGAAAGTTTGAAACCAAAAGAGGATTCAAACGTAATTAAAGCGAATGTAAAAGGTGTAAGAATTCAAGTTAAAAAAGGGGCGATTTAGTATGTTGTATATTTTAGCGTTTATTTTCCCGCCGTTGGCCGTTTTATTAGTAGGCAAACCATTCCAGGCGGTTATCAATTTAGTTCTCACTCTAATTTTTTGGTTTCCTGGTACGATTCACGCCATTCTCTTAATCAACGAAAAGAAAGCCGATAAGAGATCCAAAAAGGCAGCCGAAACGATTGCCAATAGTGTAAAAAGGGATTAAAATATTAATTACTTAAATGTTATATTCTAGTTTCTAACAGGTATCTAGGATATGTATTGAATTTAACCGTTACGGAAATA